TATCTGTTACTTTAGTTAAGTGACCAACTTTACGTTGAGATTTCCAATATACAGTAGAGACCCTTAATAAGTAAGCAGTACCTTGATCAACATAATCCTCTCCTTCAGAAAGTATTTGAGCTATAATATCACCACCCTCTAGTACTGTACCATTCATACCTGTGGTATATTGACGGTAAGCTAGTGATGGCATATTGGTATTCCATTCATGAGATTTAGTTCCATCATAGAATGAACCATCATTTTGCATACCACCCACATTATAACCAGCAGATCTGATAGGATACACTGCCTCTAATGCCTCTAATTGTTCTGTTGTTAGTATGTATCCATATCTATCAATAACATCAGAAGGAGTCATCATATCTGTTTTACCTACCCAGTTAGATTGTGATATATATCTTGCATCCGGTGACTTATGATAAAATGTAATAGCAGGATTCCATAACTCTACTTCATAATCATCTTCCATCATACGGAAATGCCAGAACTCTCTATCTGTAATCAACATGTCTCTGAAACCTCTTTCTTCTAACTCATCCATGCAGAATCTTTCTACATCTACTTTGTGTTGGTGAGTTGCCCATTCTTCTACCATAGATTTATAATCCTTACGGAAGAACATTTCTATCTCAGGAAGTGTTTTAAGTTTATCAGGACTCATCTCTTGTTGAAACTCTTCAGACTCAGGATCCATACCTTGTTCAACTAATGCTGCTTGTATCTTCATTTGAGCATCAGAAAGCAAAGTCTCTTCTACCATCTTACGCTTTTGCTCCATCATCTCATTGTAAGACAATTCATCCATTGCCCGGTATGTCACTTTACTTGATCTTTTAGCAAATTCAGCTACTAAAACATTAATAACATTTGGTATGATAGGATAGAACTTTAATTCTAAAGCAGAAGTATCTTCTTTTGTAAGTACTTCAACTATTTCTCTATAGTCATTATTCTCTTCAACTATATAATCAGACTTATCTATAACACCTTTTGCAAGTTTGTAATTCTTCATTAACCTACGGGCATTTCTACGGATCTGTTTAAGTCCTTGCCATTCATGCCAATCTAAGTTCCAAGCAGCCCACTCATCATCTTTTTCTTTTTTAGGAAGAAACTGTAATGGTTGGGTGATTGTACCCATCCTATTACTTTGAGTCTTTGCTCCAGCCTTAGCTTGTAATGCGTTTATTATTTGCATAGTATCTTACTTTATATTTTTAAATGGAGATCTTTTAACTCCTTGTCCTCTATCATAATGTGTTTTTCCCACATGTCTAAATGGACTACTGTTTAATTTAAACAAATTTTCTGACTTTTGCAAGTTTTTAGCTGCATCATCCATTATAACTCTTCTTGCAAAACCTCTATTTGCTTGTTGTATTCTCATAAATGCCACAAGAGCACAGAATGAAACTAGTCTATCCACATTGACTCCATCTGCATATTCTCTCATTTCTTTGAGAAGCATAGGATCTGGAATTCTTTCTATACCGTATTTAGTTCTTACTATGGTACCATCAGGCTTAGTCTCTACATCTAATTCCTCTCTGGTATATTCAATAGCATAACTAAGTAGATGGGCCTTAAATAATGTTCCGGTGTTTTTCCAACCATATTCTTGGAATACATTAGCATTGGATCCAAGATCTTTTAAGAACATAATCTGACTCTTAGGTACTAAGTATTTTTGTTTCTTTTTAGATATCATGTATTGTATGAAAAGAGAAATGTTATTCTCTATTACTGTCCATGCATTATACCATTCTATTATTAACTCTAGTCTTTGGTGAGTTCTGTTTATATCATCAAATCTTCCACACCAAGCTGCAACTATTTTATCCTGTTCTATATATGTTTCTGTTTCAGTGCCTGTAACTTTACTTACTTGAACAGGAGCTTTCATTACATATATTGAACATAGTGATTCTGAGGTAGTTGTCTTTCCCTCAGACACGGGGTCAATGGAGGCATAATATGATTGACCAAATTGAGGATCTTTAATAGGTCTTTCCCATACTACAAGTACACCAGTCTTATCTTCCATTTTTTTAGGAACTGGAAAATCCATTATTGGTCTTTTGTTTGTTGGCATAACTGCAGGTCTACCATTTGCATCTGCTGTTATATCTAAGAACTCATAAGCATATTCTTTCTCTTCTATTCTTCTTTCTTGTGCTGCAACTAAGTGAGATGGAAACACAGATACTGATCTATGATCAAATGCTTCTTTAATATTTCTGGGATGCTGAGATATCCTTAGCTGATAATCTTCAGGACCTAGTTCTTTCTTCCATTTCTCAAACTGATCATCAAGAGCTTTTAATGATTCTTCTACAAGTGAATTACCATATTGATCTATATAAGGTGGCATTGACCATTGCTCAGGAATAAACAATCCTGACATACCTTCAGTACCTTTATCATCAAGTAGATTAGTTTCTACAGCATATATATCTTTAGAAGTAGGATTTAGAATCATATCTCTCAATGGGTTACACTGAGATAAATCCCCTACTGATCCTGCGGCAATAAATAAACCAGTAGTAATTAAACCAGATCTCATTGCTGGTCTCATGTACTCATATGTCTTATCCATCTTAGGAGCAATCCCTGCCTCCTCATGGAAGAAGTATTTAACTGGACCACCAACACCATTTGTTGGATCTTTCTCAAAGGACATGCCTTGTATGGTACCTTTAAGACCTACTTCTGTATTTCTATCTCCTTTCCTTACCTGAATCTTTTGTTGCCACATCATAACCTTGTCTGGTGACATAGGTCTATACCATGCTGTATGTTCATTTAAGAAAGCCGCATATTCCTGTAAGAACTTCCAAGATCCTTTCTCATTGATATAATCTTTAAGACTTGCTCCAATCTTTAGTGTTACCCCTGGCTCAAACCATTGCTGGTTTAATAACTTGGCCATATGATAATAAGAAGATGCTATCTGCCGTTTCTTAAGAATAGCTACATGTTTGTAGTTGAGCTCTGCAAGTAATTCATATAGGGCCATGTGGTACTGTGCGTCCCTGATTTTAGCAAAGTCAAATACTTGTTGTTCTTTATCAAATATGGGCAAGAAATTAAGCCACATATAATAGTCTCTGGTAATGTACCATGCCTTCTCTCCGGACTTAAAAATAACTCCTCTTCTGCACTTAAGTTTTTGGTCATCCCAGTATGTGACAAAGTCTTTAGATCTGGGTATTGTGGCTGTGTATATTTTATCTTTTCTGAATCTGGTTGACTCAGCATTAAATAGTTTACTTGTTTCATCAAAGTTATATTTACCTGGTTCTTTAAATATACTAAATACAAAATCAGATAACTCTTCTCTGGAACTAAAGTCTGTTATAGTCCAAGTTCCATTATCCCAAGTTGGTATGCTTTCAAATATTTCCATTAGTAATAGAATTATGAATCATAAGCAAGCCCAATTCCTCCACGGCTTCTGCTTGATTGTTCTTCTTGCAGGTCTTTATATGCTCCTTTAAAGGATTGTCTTATAGAATCAAAGTCTTTTGCAAGAGCTCTAATCTGACCTATATTACCATCCTTACCATCTGTAATCTGTGTAGTAGAAAGATATCTTGCAATTCTATCTAGAGCTGTTCTCATACCATCATAGGCTCTGGATGTAGGTGTTTCATACATTCTTTGACAAAACTTAAGTGCTATAAATATACTATTATCTTCTGTTGAGAAGTCTCCATCTATTTGTGTCATTATCAAAGGTTCCTTATCTACATCTGGTGTATGGAAGAATGGATTCATATCCGGATTTGGACAGGTCATGTAGAACAAATATTGATATATTTTTAAGTAATCATCCGGATATTCCTCCATTATATCTTTTAAGGCTTTCAGTGTGTAACAGTGCTCTGTAGGAATAACTACATTATTCTGTACTTCAAATAGTTTAATAATCATCAATGTTTCTTTTTAATTGGATTTTCTTTTATATAATGCAGTACTCCTATTACTTCATCTACAAGATATGGTAATAATATTGGTATGACTTCTTTTATAATAGGGCTCCCGTTATGATCTTTCTTACTGATAGGATATCCCCAATTATCTTCACCTTCTATTTCAAATGTTACATGATGCACAAATATTCTACCTGGTTTAAGTTTAGGATTGTGCTTCAATATAATATACATATAAATACTGAGCTGGAGTGCATAATGATTTAAATGGCAATCCTCAAGATTATTAACAGGATATGACATCATCTGTGTTATACCCTCCCAATTAGTAAAACCTTTTGTCTTAATTTCTTTATTAGTCTTGTAGTCAATAATATTTACTTTACCATTGACTACTTCAACTAAATCTGATTGGCCACATAAGCCTGCTGACTTAAGATAGACCATATGTTCTGGATACACGCCTGGGTCTAGTTTCTGTGATGGTGCTGTTCTCATACCATGATTCTCACCAGATGGTTTAAATACAGGAACAGTAACCCCTTCTCTTTCCATAGATGCTAGGGAACAGATATCATCTTCTCTTTGATTGTGATACCATGTTCCTAGTGTAGTAGATCTGTCAGCTTCATTAGTCCATATCTGTTGGATAATAACTGGATCAATACCATGCCATTTAGATCCTTTCTTTTTACTAGATTTCTCAGCCATCTTCTTTGCATCAAAGGGTTGTTTAAATGCACTTACTACCGTAGTTACACTAGTCCAGTTTATATTCTCTTCAGGATTTAAACTTTTGTAGCTATGATCCTCAGCTGTAAATACTATACTCATTTCTTTAGTTGTTCTTAGGCATTTTCAATAATTGTGTTAGCTAATAAAACAGATGCTTCATCTGCAGACATCATCATCTTTCTAATATTAGTTACTTCTTCCTGAGAAAACTTACCCTCCATAGAAAGAATCTTTAGTTTTAAGAACTTATTCTCTATTTCTAGCTTCTTGATTCTTAATTCTATTTCTTTCATAGGATTTTCCCATGGATCATTAAAGGGACCATTACCCATTGCACTAAATATACCATTACCGGAAGTTGTATTACTGGGTGTAATATTAACAACTTTATTAGGATCACTAACATATATACCTTGCATATTATTTGGGTCTATATACATAATATTAGTCTTTAAGGTTTTCTAATGCATCTTCTTCATCTTCAGTAGCAATTGCATCCCATTTACCCAGTGGGCAATCTGAAGATAATGATCTTGTCTTAAATGCAAGTGAGCAACCACATTCATTACAACATGGTGATGTACCTTTTACAGCACATTTCTTACCTTTACTTGGACACTCATCACAAATGGAATATCTTAGTGTTGCTATTTCTTCTACTGTCTCATCTCTGATAACAGAATTAGTTATTCCTTCAATTATCTGTTTCCTGTTGTCCCAGATTAGTTTTAGGGTATTCTTCATCTTTTTTCTTTTTAAAGGTTTCTTTTCTTTGTTCTTCAAATAGTATTTTTTGTTCTAGTTTAATAAGAAGATCAAGTTTTGTCTCAATTCTTTTTTTATTAAAATATGCACCAAAGGTTGATGTGTCATGAGTTTCCAAAGACTTTTGATATCTTGGAATTGCTTTTTTTACCAAACCAGTTTTTACAACAAACTGACCAAGACCATCAACATTTATTCTAGGGTGTTTCAATCCTGTTAAACACTCTCTGATTTTTTTATAGTAAAAGTCAACAAAGTTTTCTACTAGTAACTCTTCTATATCTAGATCTTCAGCTACTTGTTTATATAGTTTAGATGCTTTCTTTGGAATCATTTTGTCCTAGAAATTTAAAATCTAATAAT